TGCTTCAATCTCATGGTGTTCAATATTCATTTAATGAAATGGTAGCTATCCAAACTCACGATGGTTTGTACGATGAAGGCAACAAGAAATATCTTATGACTTATATGCCCGAACAAAAGCCACGTACTTGTCTTCCATTTGTTTTACACCAAGCAGATTTAATGGCAGCGAGAATTGAGTTTGAAAGAGAATGGTTACCAAAATTTAAAAATTCCGTGGAGTCCCCTAAAAAGAACTTTACATTGGACGCTAGCACTAAGTCCAACACTAAGCCTACTATAAACAAACAACAAAAAGCATTAAGTACACTTAAAAGTGAAGGTTTAAAAAATCTATTAGATAGTATATGATAATTTTAACAATAATTTTAGCGTTAATGGTCGTGATCCTAGGATACACGACCTTTAACCTTCTCCGTAAAGTTGAAAAACAGGAAGATGAGCTAGGTAAACGTCAAGACGTTATAGTTTCATACCAAACTTATATTAATAGTTTAGGAGAAGTTATCTATACTATGACTGAACGAATTGATAAAATAGATGCTGCTGGTACTTTTAAAAGCGATGATGAAGTAGGTTTTTTCTTCCAACGTCTCAAGGCATTGAGCGATATGTTAAAACCTTACAACATTAAATTATGATAGGAATAGAACCTAAAAAAGGTACACAATATTTTACACAGGATACTGAAGATTCTATTGTTAAATACAACAATACAGCTGATGAACACACCCGAAGTCTAATTTATAGTAGACATATTCATTATCCTTTTTTCAAATTAACCGAAAATATAATTCATACTTTTAAGTTTTACTATACGGAGGTTGAAAATATTGAGGATCTACAGCACGAAGTAATAACATTTCTTCTTTCTAAAATACATTTATTTGATCCTTCTAAGGGAGCAAAAGCATATTCATATTTTGGAACAATAGCAAAACGTTATTTGATATTAAATAATACCCAAAATTACAAACGCAGAATAGATAAAGTTGAAATTACAGAACTAGAAGAAGACGAATCCCATACTTATTCTTTAGAGGAGCAAATCCACGATACAATAAACGATAAACTCTCAGGATTTATAGATTTATATGTTGATTATTGCACCTATAATATATTTAAATTATTTCCTAAAAAAGACGATGCCCAAGTAGCGGATGCTATTTTAGAGTTGTTTAGAAAAAGAGAAGACATTGATGTTTTTAATAAAAAAGCTCTTTACATTTATATTAGAGAACAAATTGATGTAAAAACTCCTCGTATTACTAAAATAGCTAATCATTTAAATTTAATATTTAAGAAAAACTATTTATTTTATTTAGAAAACGGATATACGAAATTTGGGTAAGTCATATTTATAAACACACTAATAGTATAGATATGAGTCAATTTGATAAAGTTGTATTTGGTAAAAAAACATTCGCTAATATTTTAGAAGAAATATACGAAAACCAAAAGAAAAAAGATAAACAAGTCACCGCGCTTATTGGTGAACTTAAACCTATGATTGAAGAAATAGGTGACGCTACTCTTATAGTCCCATTAATTAAGGAATATATGGAAATTGGCGTTAAAAATGATGATTTACTCATTAAAATGGCGGCACTAGCCCAACGCGCGATGAGCAATCAGAACAGTGAATCTTTGGGTATATCCGAAGAAGAAAAACAACAATTACTTGATGAAATAAACAAGTTTAAACCTGAGTAATGGCTAAGGTTGGATATGGGTTTGTTAGAGGAAAACAAAATAGAGGCTTAAATAATCTTTTTGATTCTTTAAAGTCACAAACCTTTAATGCTAGAGTAGTTGATATTATTTTAAGTGAATCCCATCCTAGATTTGCAGAAGCAGGAGAATGGAATGGTTTAGGTAGTATAGTTTTTAATAGTGTAGATGATTCTATACAGAATGAATTAAATTACCCATTAGCCAAACCCATATTTCCTAATATAAAAATATATCCCTTAAAAAACGAATTAGTTTATTGTATTAGATTAGTTAATTCAGACATAAATGAAAACACAGGGCAACGCGAAATATATTATTTTCCTCCCATTTCCATATGGAACCATCCCCACCACAATGCTATTCCTAATGTTTTAAATGACGAAGATTTACCAGAATACTCAAAGCAAGATTACCCTTTAACAGAAGCTGGAAATGTAAGGAGGGTTAGCGATAATTCTACTGAAATAAATTTAGGAAAAACCTTTAAAGAACGTTCTAATATTCATCCTCTTTTACCATTTGAAGGAGATGTAATAATGGAGGGAAGATGGGGAAATAGTATTAGATTTGGCTCAACAGTTAAAGGACAAATAGAACCAAATGAATGGTCATCAACAGGAACTAATGGGGATCCTATAACTGTCCTAAGAAATGGGCAAGGTCAAGACCCCGGAGCTTTAGGAGAAGCATCAAATGAAGGATGGTTACCTATAACAGAGCTGATTAATAACGATGATTCTTCTATCTATTTGGCTTCTACCCAAAAAATTCCTATAAATATTTCCAGTACTAATAATTATGTTAGTTATAACTCAAATCCACCACAATCCCCCAAAGACTATTCAGGAAAACAAATACTAATAAACTCAGGTAGATTAGTATTTAATACTACTCAAGACCATTTATTGTTAACTTCTAAAAAGTCTATTAATTTAAATGCTGTTAGTAGTGTAAATATAGAAACAACGGGCCCTATTATTTTATCTACTACTACTTGGGAAAATGAAGGTGGGGTTTATTTAGGTAGTAAAAATGAAACTGAACCTGTTTTATTAGGTGAGCAAACTGTTGAGTTACTAAATAAATTACTAATTCAGTTATCTAATTTATCTTTTGCATTATCTGTAGATGTAGTACCCCCCGGAGGAGGAAAATTAGTTTTAACTAGCCAAGCAGCTAGTCAACTAAATGATACTCTTGCTAAATTAAATCCTTATTCTTTATTATCTAAACGTGTAAGAACAGCATAATGGAAGTTAAAAAAATTACTATTCAGCAAGCTGATATTCTTAGTCAGGCTAGTAAAGATAAAGCTTTACAAAATGATTTGAATATTAAATTAACTACAACAGATCCTAATATTATTCTTAATTCATTGCCTGATGCTTTAAAATCTAAGGGAATTGAAAAACTTCCTAATATTATAAATAAACAAATATCTCAAATTAAAAATTTTATTATCCCGGCTATAACAAATCTTATAATAAGTAAACTTAATATTAGACCTATTATATTAAACTTTATTATAAAAAAAGATTTTTCTAAACCCGCAATAACTAAATTAGGAAGTGATTTAGGAGGTGAACTTACTTTTGTTGATCCTAAACTTATTGAGGATGTGTTTACAGGAAAAATTAATCTTAAAGCTATTTCTTTTGAACAAAGAAAATTAATATTAACAACTTTAATTATCCTATTTCCTCCTTCTTGCCCCCCACAACCTGTTTTAAAAAATATTATTAATACAAGAAATAATCTATTAGGTTCATTAGAAAAAATAGCTCAAATTTTACAAACTATAACAGTTGCTTTAACAATTGCCTCTATTGGTTTAAGAATATCTAAATCTATATTAAAAACTTTAAGAGGAATTAAATTAAGTATTTTAATAGTAGGGAAACAATTGTCATTATTTGTTCCTCCTTTAAGATTGCCTGCTGGTTTGCAAAGTGCTTTATCTGAAATTGATATAGTAGCAGAGCAACAAAAATACACCTTAACAGGAACCCCAAAAATAGATAAACTAGAATCTGCTATAAATTCAGTTGCTCCTCCTATAGCTGTAATTAGTACTACTATTAATACAGCGATTTTATTATTAAGAACATTAGATATTTTCTTACTTAAATGCTTAATAGAAAATGATATAAAAGATGAACTAACCCCTATCTCAGAAGATTTACAAAATATAAGCAACAGACAAGAAATAGCAGAAGAAACTTTAAATCAAACCCCATACCAAGGGTTTATAATAGAAATTGAAGAAGTACCATTTAGTCCTACTGTTACTCGTAGAAAAGCGGTTGGAATTAATCAAAGCGGAATTAGACTTATAGAAACGCCTTTATCATTTACAACTAACAATCAAACTTTAATTGACGAACTTAAACTTATTATTGACAGAGATAATTTAAAAGCTTACTAATTTAATATTTATAATCATGAAAACCCAAGACTTTAAAAAAATCATTAAAGAAGCTGTAAAAGAAGCTATTCAAGAAGAATTAAAAGATATTCTTTTAGAAGCAATTCGCTCCCCCAAAACAGCTGTAGTTACAGAACAAATTCAATCTCCTATTACTCCATCCGCTCCTTCGGTTAATAAACGAGCAATGATGCAAGCTATAATGGGAGATTTTACACCAGGGCAGGATACTTTATCGTTTAATTCTAATGATGCTTCTATTATGGCTAACACTTTACAAGTAAGGCCCGGTATGGATACTGTAGGTGAAGGCTCAGCTTTACCCTCAGGAAATGTAGGATTAGATATGATAATGGGGTTAATGAAAGGGGGTAAATAATGGCATTTGGGGCACGTGTAATAAATCCTATAGATTTTAAACCTAGTACAGCACTAGGTATATCTGTGTCATTTAACGCCCCGGGTGTATTTAATTCAACTTATATTAGTAAAGATGCAACTAAAAATAATTTAATTAATTTTTTTCTTACTAATCCCTCTGAAAGATATTTGAATCCTACTTTTGGGGCAGGTTTAAGAGCTTTTATATTTGAACAAATAACAAGTGGAAATCTAGAATTTTTAAAAGAAAATATTGAATCACAAATAAGATCATTTTTTCCTACTGTACTAGTTCAGGATTTACAGATTATACCTAACAATGATTACAATTCTAATATCTGACGAAATTGAAATAGCATTTAACTAATGGCAATAAGACGTAACATACAATATATAAACAAGGATTTTACCGAGTTAAGAGCTAGTTTAATCAACTATGCTCGTACTTATTTTCCTACAACATATAATGATTTTTCCCCATCATCCCCTGGAATGATGTTTATGGAAATGGCTGCTTATGTAGGGGATGTTTTATCATTTTATGTTGATAATCAAGTTCAGGAAAATTATTTACAATTTGCTCGTCAAACAAATAATTTATATGAATTAGCTTATATGTTTGGGTATAAACCAAATGTTACAGGAGTAGCAGCATCTACAATTGATTTTTACCAACAAGTTCCTGCTAAATCATCAGGAGGAGAACAAGTTCCGGATTATGATTATGCTTTATATATACCACAAAACTCAGTAGTTTCTACTAATGCAGTTTCACCTATAAGCTTTTTAGTTCAAGACGATATAGATTTTTCTGTATCTAGTTCTTCAGACCCCACAGAAATATCAGTATATCAAGTTTCAGGAAATTCTCCTCAATTATTTTTATTAAAAAAATCTAGAAAAGCTATATCAGCTACTATCAATACTACTACTTTTTCTTTTGGATCACCAACAGAATTTGCAACAGTAGAAATTAATGCTAATAGAATCATAGGTATATTAGATATAATTGATAGTAATGGTAATGTGTGGTATGAAGTAGATTACTTAGCACAAGAAAATGTATATGATTCGATTCGTAATACCAATCCAAATGATCCTAATAATTCTAGTAATTCTGGAGATGTTCCATATTTATTAAAACTTAAAAAAGTACAAAGAAGATTTACAACTAGATTTTTAAATCAAACTACTTTACAACTACAATTTGGGGCAGGAAATGTTAATGATAATGATGAAGAAATAATTCCAAATCCTGACAATGTAGGACTAGGATTGTTATTTGAAAGAAATAAGCTTAATACAGCTTATGATCCTACAAATTTTATGTTTACCAAAACATACGGTATTGCCCCTTCAAACACAACCCTAACAGTTAGATATTTAACCGGAGGGGGGGTAACAGCAAATGTTCCTGCTAATTCTATTTCTAGCTTTTCAGGAAATCCTACATTTAAGGTTGTTGGGTTAACAACTAGCACTGCCAATGCTGCCTTAACTTCATTAGCAATTAATAACCCTGAAGCTTCAGATGGTGGGAACGATGGAGATACAGTGGAAGATATTAGACAAAATACTGTAGCTAATTTTTCTACTCAATTAAGAAATATACAGGACCAGGAGAAATACCTAATATATTGGATTTATATATTTTGACTTATAATATAAATAAAAACTTAACTACTACTACTACTACTTTAAAACAAAATTTAACTACATATCTATCCCAACATAGAATAGTTGGTGATTCTATTAGAGTTAAAGATGCTTTTATTATCAATATTGGAGTAAATTTTGATATTATAGTATTACCTAATTATAATATTAATGAAATATTATCTAAATGTTTATTATCTTTACAAAATTATTTTGCGATAGATAAATGGCAAATTAATCAACCTATAATTTTTAGAGATATATATGCTTTATTAGATAGAATTGAAGGAGTACAAACCGTAAAAAATATAGAAATTACAAATAAAGTAGGAACTGCTTTAGGGTATAGTGAATTTGCATATGATACTAAAGGGGCAACAATAAATGGAGTATTATACCCATCACTTGATCCTATGGTGTTTGAAGTAAAATATCCTAATACAGACATTCAAGGCAGATCAGTATCATTTTAAAAACCATGGCAATATATAAACTATTCCCAACCCAAGACGCTACCATATATTCGGCTTACCCTGCTATGAATACAGGGTTAGATGAAATTTTGGAAGCAACTACAGATTTTAAAACTGGCCCTTTAAGAGAGAATGGAGA